TCAGGCCAGGCCGTCGCCGAGGTCCAGTTTGCCCTGGTCACGTTCGAACTTCCGATCCTGAATACGCTTTAACAGCTTATATATAGAGCTGGGCGTCAGTCCGTACTTCCGGGCCAGGGCATGATGGTTACGACCGTTGAACTCTGAGAGGATCTGGAGATCACGCTTGGTAACCTGGTGGCGATAGTCGGAGGGGATGTATAGCGTGGCACCACGCCACTGGTTCGCCAGATGATCAGCTACCGCGTGGCCGGCCTGTTCAGCCAGGCCAGCGTCAATACCATGTTCAGACAGTACTGTTGCAGTATGTGCAGCAATATCGTCCAGCAGCTCATGGCGAGTTTCCGCCAGAATCGAACTCTGCTTCATGCTCCCCCCTTCAGTGCCGCGATCTGGCGCTCTTCATCCTCTTTAGTAATCAGCCCCAACACGATATCGGACTGAACTCGACCGACCTGGTCTTTGAGTAATTGCTGGGTGCTGGGTCCACCGGCCTGCGGCCGCTTTGAGAAAGCGGCCAGGGCCTGGACCTCTACCGGGAACTGCTCGGCGCAGCAGGGGCATTGCAACTGCATTACAAGAGCCCCCGAGCAGACGCTGCTGCACGCAGTGTTTCGACCAGACTCTTGAGAATTGGACGTCGCCGCTCCCAGCCTTTGGGCAGGTGTTCCAGATCCGCCCTCCAGTTTGGATCACGCTCGCCGAGCAGCTTGAGCAGTTCCTCCACGTTACCCAAAAGCCCTCGCTTCTCCTGCTCAACATGCAGGGCAGCCAACACTGCTTTGAGCTGTTCAGGCTTCTTCAGCCAGGCCACTTTGGCTATGCCAAACTGGCGTTTGGCGATCGCATCGGCGTAGCTCCAAGGCAGCCCCATGTTGGTAAGTTGAGCCTCGATCACCTCGACCTCCGCTGGCAGTTGCCGCCAATTGTGCGGCTTGCCGGCGGCTCGCTTGCTGGGCTGTGGTTGCCAGCCCAGGCGCTTGAACTCCGTCAGCAACTGCTCGGCCTGGCGCAGGTTCAGATCCCGCGCCGACCCCTTGCCGAACATCACCTGCAGCTTCTGCCGATAGACATCGTCCTGCAGCCCGAGCTGCTGACGAGCGATGTGGATCTTGCTGAGTAGACCCCTAGCGAGTGCCATGGAACACCTCCATGCCATGCCGACGACCCAGCCGGCGCAGCTCGGCATCGCTGACACCTAGCTCGCGAGCGAGCCTGGCCGTCTGCGCGGCCAGCAGCGCCTGGGCGGCGATCATCCGGCTCAACCAGACCTTCGGGTTCACGCCAGGAGCCGGCTGCAAAGCCGGCACGGGCGCTGGTGAGCGTTGGGGCTCGGTCTTTGCTTGCGCGCGCGGTGCGGCAGGCTTGGCTTTGAGCGACGAGTTCTCGGCCAGGGCACCGTTGTATACCGGCGTCTTCATGGGATTGATGACGAAAGTGTCCGGCAGCTCGCGCATCTTGTACCCGACTTTCTCGATCTGCCCTCCGCCGGCCAAGAACTGCTGAACCAGTTCGTCCAGCTCCTGGGCCTCCTGTCGCTTTACGTCAGCATCACGCCGAGGCGGATCGCCGGCCGTTGAGTGGTAGCGCTCCATCACCTGGCCTCCTTGTTGAGCTGTCGAATGCGGCTGTGCAGTTTCTTCTCGACGGTCTTCTGCAGACCGGGTACCGAGAGCGCAGCACGGCATTGCTCTAGATTGAAGCTGTCCAGAGCGCGCAGGCGATCATCAGCACTCACTGCACCGTAGTCCTTGTCAGGACGGATGAACGGATTGGCTTGCGACATCTCACACCCCCTGAGTAAGCCGAGCCACGGCCTGGTGCCCGATCCCCTGGTGCAGCCGCGCGCGCTTGCCCGCGGCATACCCCGCTTCACTGGCCACTTCGTCACGTGCCTTGAGCTTGCGGCGCTTCATCTCGAACTTGCCGACGTCAGCGTGGTGCTTCGCCATGTACGCCTGAATCGCGTCTGCGATGTTGTCGTCGACGCCCGCGAACTGGTCGACCTTGGCGTACACGGCCTCGATCCATCCATGCGCGAAGGCATCTCCACGGGCTACCTTGGTGGACCGCTTGCAGCGTTTCTGCGTGCTCAGGAAGTCCTTGCGCGCCTTCTGCAGCTGTCGCTCTAGCACCTGGTAGGCGTAGCCGGTCAGCTCCGGCGCCGCCGCGCAGCCGACGAACAGGAACGAAGCGCTTTCGAAATAGGAGGTGCAGATGATCAAGTGCGTGCCGAAGGCATGGCAGCACACTTGAGCGAGGTGCACCCGCCAGGCCGGCGGTTTTCCATCCGAGCCAGCGGGAACCTTGGCTTCGCCAGCCATGCTGGCCAGCACGTCGCCCATCTCCAGGTTGTAGGCTTCCATCAGTTTGTGGGCGTGACGCAGTGCGATCTCGGCTTCGTTCGGATTCGAACCCCGCCCCTTGGCCATCTCCAGGCACTTCTTGATCTTGTCGAGGATACGGTCGTGGTCCATGTCACACCCCCGCGATATCAAGAGGAATGGAGCGGTACTGGTCGGTGTCCCCGACCCGCTCCTGGATACGCACGTACGCCTTGGTGCTCACCACCTGGACAGCCTCGCCGATGGCCTGCATTGCCCGCTGCCAACGTTCGTCATCGATCTGCAGGCGGCGCAGAGCGAGTACGCTGCCGGTGCGGATGTTTCCCGCCTGGTCAACGCGGAACGCATCGTTGATCAGCGTGATGACCTCCGCGCGAGCACCTTCCGTCCATTCATGGAGGCACTCGTCGATCAGCGCCTTAGCCGCCTGCAAGCGCTCGTCGAAGGCGATGTTGTCGGCCATGGCCCGAATGACCTTGTAGCGCCCGTCTAAGCTGACCAAAGACACGTTGCCCTTCTTGCCACCTACCTTCGCCTGGTACTGCTCGGCCGACAGGGTAATGAAGGCTTCGATATCGCCGAATGTAGCCAGTTTGAAGTCAAGCAACGCCTTGCTCAGGGCTTTCCCCTTCGCGACGATCTCCTGCACGAGGTGGTCGCGCTCCAGGTCGATGGGCTTGATCATTTTTTCAGGTACCAGGCGCCCCTTGGCGTCCATGCGGTACCCGGCGGGAACATGCACTGTTTGTTCAGCCATGGGAGGGTTCCTCTTCGGGATTCGGTACAACGCTCATCTCAGCCAGGGAGACGAACGCATTCAGGATGTGTCCGCAGTTGCTGCAGGTGATCACCAGCTCGATCAGGCTCGGGTCATGAGCTGCAGAGCCTGCGGTGATTTCGGGGTACGGCGTGCTGCACGCGGGGCAGTCGATTTCCAGAACATCAGCCATGGGGACGACCCTCCAGCTCGATATCAATCTGCAGGTCGATCGCGTCACCCTGTGCGAGGAGCAGCGCCGTGGCCTTCACTAGGTTCTTTCGAGCGTCCAGGCTGGGTTTCCACCAGGATGGCTCGAACGGCCACCAGCCCGGCACCAGTTGCGTCAGGCACGGCTCTCGCTCTGGCTGGCAGATCTGCGTAACGGCTTCGTCGGCGTAGCAGGTAGCAGCCAGCGCCAGTTCACCGCCCCGGTGCTCGGCATCATGGCTGGGGCTGAAGCCTTCCTGGAGGATCTGTCGCTGCCGTTCTGCCAGCACATCCCGAGCGAAAGCAGATACCGGCTGCTGGACCGGCATCGCGAAAAGAGCGATCACGTTCTTGCCATCCTCAGCCCATTGCTCCGCTCGGTTTGGATCAGCCGTGTGGTCCGAGATCCAGGCGCCGTCGAAAATGGCCCATGCCACAGGCTGTACTTGCGGCGCCCCATAGAGATGGGCTGTGCAGCTCATGAGGTCGGGGTAGCCACCAGGACGTCCCATTCGGTGCTTGCCGTTCTCCAGCGGCACGCCGGCCTGGCAGCCGTCGCACTGGTTCCGCTTTGTGCCGTTGTTCATCAGTGCACCCTCCCGTTGGCCGCGGCCTGCTTAAAGTTCTCGCGGTAGCGGTCGGTGAACTGCTCGACCTTGCGCATGACCAAGTCGTGATCTCCGACGAGTTGTGCTTCGCACATCACAGCCAGCTCGTTGCAGAGCCGGTCGCTGCTGGCTCGCAGTTGATCGAATTGGAGCCAGAGGTCGTTGTACCGGTTGCACTCCGTGACCAAGTTTTGCTCGGCCTCCTTTACCTGCGCCCTCAGCTCGTCAAGGAATCCGTCGAATCCACCCAGGAACAAGAGCGTTCCGTCGTCGTCGACCTGGAACGTCGTGTTGAGCAGCGGAACGCGCACACCCTGAATGCTGGCGAACAGCTCGACTTCATCCGGTTCCAGGTCCAAATGGCGCGCAACGGTGTGTAGGCGACCAGCCAGCTTCTTTACGGTTACCGGAAAGCTGCTCATTGGTCCTGCTCCTTCACCGGGGTCGTCCAGGCCACGTCAACACCGAGCAGGCTGACAACATGGACGGTGACCAGCCCGCGAGTGGTCTGGCGAATGCCGCGGATGGCGTTGCGGAAGCGGCGGTGCAGCCGCAGCGAATCCTCTTCGCGGATGAACAGGCGGCGATCGAGTAACGACGTCTGCTCAATCGGAATGCCGGCCTGGCGCAAGGCGCGGGTGGCGCTGTTGACGGCTTCCAGGCAACGGGCCAGCTCCGGCGTCAGCACGGTGCAGAGCGGCAGATGGGTAGCTTTCGGATGCTCTTCAGGGAGGCGGCCAGTAATCGGTACGACGTTCATCTCACACCCCCCTGATCACATCGGCAGTGACGAGCGGTTCGCCGACATGCACCGCCAGATTCATCGCCGCGATCATCATGTTGCCGATGGCCAGCGGGTAGAGCTGGCTCGTCTTGTCGCGGCCGCTGGTGCTCAGGCGCTCGATCAGCGCCTGGATACCGCTTGCGTCCACCACGTCGGACAACTGCTTGCCAGCCCGGCCGAAGCGGAACTCCAGGTGCTTTTCCACGGCAGCAACCGGGATCGACTCCAGCTCTACGATCTCAATCCGCTGCACCACCTCGCGTACGTCACCGTTGCGCGGGGAAAGCTTGGTGCCCAGTTCGGGCTGGCCGATCAGGATGATGCTGACCAGCTTGGTGAAGCCGTCCTCCAACTCACGCAGGCGCTTCAGGTGCTTGAGCGTGGCGATCGGCAGGCTGTGTGCCTCCTCGATGATCAGAACGTGCTTGAAGCCGGCGGCATGGCTGACCTTCAAGGCTCGGTGCAATTGCGCGAAGCGTGCCTCCGGGCTCGATTTCGGCCGCTCCAGTGGCGCAACCGCAGCCATCATGGCTTCGGCGATGTGGGTGACACGCAAGGTCTTGCCCTTGGTATCGCTGTCCTCCATGGCCAGGACGTAGGGCTCGATAGGGATCACTGGAGCATTCTCGGTGTTCAGGCGGTGCACCAGATCGCGGCGCAGGGTGGATTTACCGGCGCCGGACTCACCCACCACCGCAAGAAAGCCGTCATGTCGGGCGACGTGATACATCGCCTCGCGGACGTAGCGAATGTCGGGGCTGACGTACATGTCGTCAGCGCTCTGCAGCTCTTCGAAGGGGTCACGACGGATGTCGAAAGCCTTCTTCGTCGCTGGTAGCAGTACCTGTTTGTTCATTACCATGGGGTCGCACTCCTCGTTTTCTTGAACGTTTTCGGGGGTTGCAGGGGCCTCGGCGTTGGCGCGCCGGGGCTCCATCTCTTCTTCCAGCAGCGCGATGTCGTCATCGTTCGCGCCGTGCTCGTATAGAAAGTCCGCGACCGCGCCAAACAGGCGAGATTTGTCGAGGGACTTCGGCCAAAGGCCGTGATTGATCAGTTGAGCGATCGCCGCCGGGCTCAGGTCGACCGCTCGGGCCAGGTCGGCCTGGGTCTTGCTGACCCCGGCAAGCACTTCCTTGAGTTTCAGCATCAGTTGCCTCCTACGACGCGCAGGCCAGGCCGGGCCGGCTTGCGCAACTGGTTGGCGATGGCGTCGAGCTGGTCTTCCGGCACGCCTTCGGGGTGGGTCTTCTTGAGCCAGGCCATCGAGTCCGTGGTCCAGGCTTCACCCAACTGCGCGCGTAGACGTTTGGCCGCCTCGACATGCGGAAGGAGCGGAACCTCCACGATGGGGGCTACCAAGCTGTGTTCCGTGCCGCGTCGAGGCATGAAGGTGGGCAGTTGGGTGTCGTCGATATGTTGGAAGGGCTTCAAGGCACCGCCGAACGGAACGGACTTGGCCTTGCGCGCAGCCTGCACTTCCATTTCGCTTTCGACGCCATAGGCCAGTTGGTCAACGGCTTTGCGGGCCTTCTGCGCCGGAGTCTCAGCCTGGCGGCTGAACGTCTGCCCGATCACCGGTGAAGTGGTCGCGTAGCCGCCCTCATCCTTCTCGACCTTGGGAAGGACATAGAAGACCTGACGGCCCTGCTCGTTGACCGTGACCAGTTGCACTGCATCTTCGCGCCAGGGGTTGCGGGTGATAAGCACGTGGTCGTTGACGTTCACGTCCGGGACAACCGAAATGTCGTACTCGCACCCTCCGAACGAGACGCGAAGTTTGGCCGTGACCTTCCGAGACTCTGGTGCCCTCACTGCAAGCTCCCGGCACAGCTCGACCGTGGGCGCCTTGATCAGTTGGTCAGCCCGGATGGTCATCCAGAGTTCTGACCTGGTGCGCCTATGGCGGCTGTGTACGGCGGTCGCATTGAAGTGGGCGCGCCACTTCTTCGCCTGGGCGTTGAGTTCGTCCAGGTCGTTGACCGGTTCGAACTTCAGCTTCGACTCGAACTTGCGCTCGATGATGTTCCGGGCGTTCTCGACCGAGCCCGTAACCCGCGCCGCGCCTGGCGCGTGCACGATGACCTCGATGCCCAGGGAGCAGCACAGATTCTTCGACATCGCCGAGATGTTGGCCGAGCCAGGGTCCATCATCAGCACGCGCGGCACGCCGTGGAGCATGTCAGCTCCACCACGCTCTTGCATGGCCTCGATCAGCACCGTGCAGAAGTTCTCGCCACTCTCGGCGCCCATCACATAGCGGACGTAGATCCAGCCGGTGTAGTGATCGGTGATCTCGTAGGACCACACACGGTCAGCGGCCACACGATCCAGGTTCGCTGGCTTGTTCTTATAGAACTCCTTGCGATCCATTACCTGCAGGCCGCTAGCCTTCTTGTTCGCCCCAGGCTTCAGGTAGTAGAGGACGCAGAGGGACGCATCGATCTGCCAGACGTGGTTCGGATGCAGGCTGCGCAGTTCGGTGACCGGCTCCGGCGCCAATAGCTGGGATGGATGCAGGCGGTAGCTGTGCAGCGCGCGGCTGATCGCGCTGATCGACATCGGGCGGATCTCTCCGGTGCGTCGGTCGACAGACTCCGCACGGATCAAGCCGCTGGCGCGAAGATCCTCGACCGCATCAGCAACGGAATACAGGCGCTTCGCGTTATGTCGGGCCGAGTGGATCAGCGCCGTGCTGATCACCAGGGCCTCGTCACGCCCCAGGCGGCTCTGCCCCGCGTCCTTGCGCCGCTTACGCGGTGCGCGCTCGCGCACCTGTACATCCTTCAACTTGCGGTACAGCGATGCCAGCGACAGACCCAGCTCTGCCGCGGCTGCTTTGCATAGCGCCGTGCGCTGCCCCTGACCGGCGCTCTGTAGCTGCCGGTCGAGGTCAACCAGGCGCTGGGTGATGACGGCAGACACGGCCATGATCAGGCTCCCACTCCGTCCGCGAACTGGGCATCCAGGGCAGCCATATCGGCCCCCACCCAGTCGGGTGCCTGGTCGCGACCAAGCTCTGCAGGCAGGTCGAACTCGTTGCGTACCTCCTCCAGGAGTGATTCCAGGTGGACGATCAGTGCAGCCTGGAAGGCGCGATGGTCGGCACCTTGCTCCTCGGCCTGCTCGGCCAACTTGGCGAAGCCTTCACGCAGTTGCCCCATGATCCCGACCTCGACCTCATAGGCCATGGACGTGACTTCCTGACGCAGCTCTGCCGCGCGCTGGTCGGCCGTCATGGTTTCCACCTGGCGGCGTGTCTTCTCCAGTTCGAGCTTGGTGTTCTGCAGGTTCTCGGTGGTGTTGGCCAGCAGGCGCCCCTGCGCTTCCTTGTCCTCGCGGAGGTCGCGCAGAGCCTTGCGCAGCTCGCGGGATGTCATTCGATCGATGTCGTCCAGATCAAGGCCGGCGATCGTTCCTCCGTCAGCCAGCGCAGCCAGGTCTTCATCATCTTCTGCCAGCAGCTCGAAGAGCTTCGTCTTCCCCAAAACGGCAAGCGCTTGCCGTTTTGACTCCAGCGCCGGAGAGAGATACTTGAACGCGGCCTGCATCATGAGACGCGCCGTGCGATCCGCGAGTCCGAGCTGTTCAGTGACGATCTGAGTGAACTCGCCGTGGGGCTCATGCTCCTTCAGCACGATCAGGCGCTTTCCGGCTTCCAGCATGGCTTCCGCCGACTGGGCCATGTAGAAGCGCGCCTCATTGACCACGCGGATGCGGTCGTAAGGGAGGCCGTCGCCGAACTGCGCCATGACCTCGGTACTGTGCTCCGTCATGGTGGCGATGTTCTGGTTGATAGCGGCGCTATCCAGCTCCGGCAGCTCTACTGCGGGTTTCGGTTTGGTGGCAGTACGTCCCATGGGTATCCCCTCAGATCATGGAGCCGGCAGCGACCCGGCGGTTGAGTTCGTTGATGCGGTTCTGCATGCGGCTGACGTGGTCCGCATGGGCCTGGGCTATCTGCAGCATGCTGACGCTGTGAGCGAATCGGCCGTCTTCTCTACGCTCGGCCAGGCCGGCCTCGATGAGGGTCTGCATGTAGCGGGTGATGTTGGCCGGGCTCTCGCCAAGGGCCTTGGCGACTTCGCCATTCGAAAGGCCCGTCAAGGTGTGTCCTTTCAGCGCGATCAGTACGCGCAGGACGCGGAGCGCGGTTTCGTTGACGCGTTTCTCAGTCATCGGAATCTCCAAGTTCGAGCTGGGGGTGTTCGTGTTGGGTGACGTTTCCGTGGTGCCAGGCCAGGGACTCCAGGCCCGCCCGCAGCGCGTCCAAGGTCTTGTCCCGGTCTTGGCTGCCGGCATGGAATGCCAGGAGCGCCCCAACGGCGTCATGCAGGACGGTCTGCAACTGCTGCACGTCCTTGGGCGAGGTCGTGCGGCCAGTCGGAATGTCGATGAGGAGCTTTCCGTGGGCGGCAGCCAGGTAGCGTGTGATCAGTGGAATGCCGGTGGCTTTCTCCAGGGGCACCACCAGGCACAGCGGCAATCGGCCGTTGGCCATCCACTTGTAGAGACTGGATTGGTTGGTCTGCCCCAGGTGATCGATGGCGAGGCGCTCGACCCCGCGGTTGTACCTCTGCGTACCGTGCTCCACGCAGCCCTCAATGGATGCACAGGGCGAGCGCGGCACCCAGGTCTTCCAGTTCCGGCGCTTCATTGGACGGCGCTCCAGAAGCCCCAGTAGTCGGCGTCCAAACAAATAGCTGTTTTCACCATTGGCAAAGCTATTGCGACAACGCCAGCCTGATGGGGTACATTCATCTGCGTCGGAGAGACTGACATGGCTACCCCCGATCACTTGGTTCTTGATGCGTCGATGCGCTCGGCGTTTGTTGCTCTGGCTCGTCGACTGGCGATTGATCACGGCTTTGACCTGCTAGGCCTTGCCTGTGACCTGGAGACGCTGGCTGACGCGCAGTCAGGCGAGACATGGCAGATGCCGCATCGGGATCTGGCTGGTGTACTGCGGTATGTCGCCGAGGGGGCTCAAGCAAGCGGGAACTGATCTGGTGGGCCTCTTCACGATCCAGGCGATGGTTGAGCAGCCGTCCAGCGCTGATGAGCATCAGTCGATCGATCAGGCGCTCAGCGCCTGGCGATGCAGCGCTCCGGTCCACCAGCAGGAGGTTGCATTGGTGAGCGTCGGCCAAGTGCCAGACGATGTCCGAGGCATCACCGGGGGCGCAGGCGATCAGAGCATCGAGCGCGGAACGCCAGGTGTCCATCGGGGCGGGAGTCAGGTCAATGTGCTCGACCGGCGGCTGAATGCGAGGCATGGCTGTACTCCTCAGGCTGCGAGCTGCTCGACGGAGAGCTTCATGCCGAGCTTCAGGGCGATTTCGTGGGAGGTGCCGCGGCGGCCTTTGAACTGGCCGTTGATAACCATGTACACCTGGTGCCGGGGATAGCTGTTAGCCTCGGCCCAGGCCGAGACCGTTACGCCAGCGGCGCGGAAGAGTTCCTTGACGCGCTCTCCGGTGTACGGGGTGCGAGTGGGGAGCGGATACGGGACGTTCATGACGGGGTTCCTATCTGCTGAAAGATTGCTAATAAACCAATGCATGTGCAGTGCTTTGGTGTGAATTGATACTGAGGAACGAATGTTCCCATGTCAAGAGAAAAGAGGAACGTTTGTGCCCTTTTTTGGAGAGCGTTTGCGCGCGGAGAGGGAACGCCTGGGCTTTAGCCAGCAGGAATTCGCCGACATCTGCGGTGTCACCATGCGAACCCAAAGAAACTACGAGAAAGGTGATCGCCAACCAGATGCGAGCTACTTGGCTGCTTTGACCCAAACGGGTGGTGACGTGCTCTTTGTTCTCACTGGGCAACGTCAGGTAGGCGCGGCGGCATGGTTGATTGACGTTGATCGCTTAGCCCGCATAGTGAAGATGCTCGAAGCTTTCGCCCGAGATGCCGGGAAGCGTTGGCCGAGTACCCAACTCATGGCGGTGGCAGCCGAGGTTTACAACGCCTTATTGGACGAGCCCGCCTTGGATGAACCCAAGGTCGAAAGGATTTTGAAGTTGGTAGTGAATCGCTGAGGTAGCAAGGAGTGGTAATGCAGAGCGGGGACGATGGCTTGGCCAAGCTGGCCGAAAAGCTTCACGGTATTCGTGAAAGCCTTCCTGGAGCGGATGGTGAAACGCCGAACGTGCCGGCGTCCGATATCCGCATTAAGCGCAACAGCGGCAACGTCAATTTCGGTACCCAGGTCAACATCGGCGCCCCCATCATATCGGAGCCGATTGCCCTCTCTCAGCGAAGGAGCTTGAACAACAGGGTGGAGGAAATCGCAGGGATCTACGGCGTCGATCCTCGCGTCATCTGGCGCGAAGTCCTTCATACCAGATTCGGCATCGGTAACGTCGGTGAGCTATCGAAGGCGCAGTATGTCGAGGCTGTTCAAGCGCTAGATGCCCACGAAGCACAGCTCAAGGCTCTGGCGGCGGAAAACAGAGAGCAGAGCCATGTAAAGCGCTTGGTTGCAGAGGTGCTACAGCTCGCGAATAGCCGGGGGGCCTATCAAGACATGGCCAAATTCTGCTCCCGTGAGTTCGGCCTGACCGTCCTGAATGACCTGAGCCCTGATCAATTGAAGCTGGTACTCAAATACCTAGACAAGGCCACAATCGCTCAAGATCTGCCGACTAAAGAGGCTGCCGTAAAACGCCAGACATCTCCAAGGCCTACCGCATATTCACAGGGAGGCTTCGTAGCGGAAGCTAAAGCGTTGGTCCTTCAGTACCCCATTCACTGTGGCGCCATCGCTCTGGTACTGCTCATGTTGGGCAAGATCATCTAATAAGCAGCTTTGCACTGGTAAATGAATGGGAGAGGTATGGCCAGGATCAAGACGAAGGTGCAGTTCGCGGGTGGAGGAGCTTTCATTCAACTTCTGGGGGTATTGGCACCGGTTGTTGGTGGAGTGCTTCTCGGCGTAATTGGCGGCGCTATAGGTGGAGTGATCGGTATTGCCCTGTTTTTCATAGGCAGCGAGAAGTCCAAGTTCGCTTGCTGTTCTGAATGTGGGAATCCGGTAGCTGGCCGCTTCGTCAAGATCTGTCCGGTCTGTCGTTCGGTATTCGACGGGACCCGCTCAGCAACTCTCGAGTCAGAGCCCGCCCCACCAAGCAGCGGCCTCCGAGATACCATCGTGTTCCTTGGTGGAGCGGTTGCTGTTGTCGCTCTAGTCCTTGGGTTGAAGTATCTCCTCTGAACATACACTGCAACTGGCTGCGATCGAAAATCAGGTTTCGCAAGCTTTGAAGTGCCTCGACGAACTGAGTGGCATGCAACTGCCCAGCGAAGAGCATAAACATCACTATCGCGAGATAATGGGAAAGTAAGAGATGGAAGCTAAAGGGAACGCCGCAGAGCGGTTGCTCAAGATACTTGAAGGAATGAAACGTACTCCACCTAAGACACCGTTGTCTGTTGCCTGGGCTAATACTTTGGGATGCCAAACCCCTAGAGAACTATTTCGCTACTTGGCTGACGTGATTCATCTTGCAGATGAAGCGCGGCGAGAGGTCTCTGCGTTACCGGATCTCAATCAAGAGCTGTTCTTGGCCCCGTTCACCAACATAGACAACCTTCTAGGTCGAACCAGCCTGACCCAACACTGGGGCGATTACATAGCCTTGTTAGATGATGCCACTCTCCTTGGACTTCGCTTTGCAGCTGAGCGTGTGAGTCGAGAGGGAAAACCAGCTGCCTACCTGGCTGAGGAGGTTGCAGCAGAGTTGGTTTCCGAACTAAATCAGATGCTTGAGCAAGTGGTTGCTTCAGAGTTGCCAGATGAGCTTAAGCATCTTTTCTGTCGCAATCTTGAGGAACTTCGCCATGCGTTGTTGGCGTTTAGAATCTCTGGTGCCCAAGGAATAGCGGATGAGATTGATCGGGCCCTCGGCTCTATCGTGAGGCACAGGGAAGTAATCAGGAGTGAAACTCCTAGCTCAGAGGAAAGCTTAGTGGAGAAGGTGTTCAAGCTCCTCGAGCGGGTAAATTCAACTATCAGCTTTGCCCAGAACACTGCTCCTCTTGTACCGGCCTTGAAGGGACTCTTGGCGGTTCTACCCAATTGACATCCGGCTGATTCTCGCACCTTCCAAAATACTCTCAGCTCTCGCGTGGGAATGATCGTCCCACCTGCTTGCAGGTAGGACCTTCAGTCAGGCCAAGGATGGCCGCCCCATCGGGAGCATCGTTATGTCATCGCCGCAACCCCGGCGCCGCCGCGCGCCGCGTATGACCAGTTGGACGCTGGTCACCCTCGTCCTGCTGATCATCCTCGCCGCGATTCGCCCGGAGCAGCTCCAGGTCGTCGCCTATAAGTTGGTCCTGGTGACCTTGGGCGCGGTGGCCGGTTACTGGATCGATCGCAGCCTGTTCCCCTACGTGGCTCGCCCGCATGAGTGCTCAGCCAACCTGGTTGTCGTGGGCGCATGGCTGCGCCGTGGGCTGATCGTACTGGCTTGCATCCTCGGCCTGACGCTGGGGCTCTGACCATGGGTGCCCCGCAAATCATCTGGATCGTGCTGGCCGCTGTGGTCCTGGTTACGTCCTATGCGTGCGATGGCCTCACCAACGTGATCAGCTTCAAGCAGCGCGTGTTCGACGTGATCGCGATGACGGCCCTGGTGTGGTGGGGAGGCTTCTTCGGATGAAGTGCCTGCTCACCCTCGGCCTGCTGGGCCTGCTGAGCGCCTGCCAGCCGGCCTTCGCGACGGATCGCATCCCCACTGCCGCCGAGCAATACCGGCGCACCCTGGTGCGCAGCGCCCATGCCGAATGGGGCCTGTCGGCGCCGATCGCCACCTTTGCCGCACAGGTTCACCAGGAAAGCCGTTGGCGTGCTGATGCCCGCTCGCCTGTTGGTGCCCAGGGTCTGGCGCAGTTCATGCCCGGAACCGCGGAGTGGATCGCCGGCCTGTATCCGGCCGCCCTCGGCACCAATCAGCCGTTCAATCCTGGCTGGGCACTGCGCGCGCTGGTCACCTACGACCGTTGGCTCTACGACCGAAACCAGGCCTCCAGCGAGTGTGATCGCTGGGCATTCGTACTGTCCGCTTACAACGGCGGCCAGGGGTGGGTAAATCGCGACCGTAGGCTGGCCTCGGCATCCGGCGCCGACCAGCTGGCCTGGTTCGATTCCGTCGAGCGCGTCAACGCCGGGCGCTCGGCCGCCAACTTCCGCGAGAACCGCAACTACCCGCGCCTCATCCTGCTGCGCTACGAGCGGATCTACCTGCGGTGGGGCGACGGCGTGTGCGGCGAGAGGTACACCCTATGAGACTGTCCCCCAGCATCACCCTGGCTCTGAACATTACCTACCTCGACCTAGCGCTGATCCAGCGGCTGTTCGCAGGCAGTCGCGACTTCCTGCCGGCACCTGAGCTGTATTGCTCGCCGGTGCCGCGCGAGCGGCATGGCAAGTCCGGGGTGGCTCGGGCGAAACGTAAGGCACGCAAGTACAAGCGGAGGAACCATGGCCGTCCTTAGCCTCCTGCGCACCAGCACGTTCTGGCTCGTGCTGAGCGCGGTGCTGTGCGGCGCAGCCGTAGTGATCCACGGCTCCGCAAGCTACGACCGTGGGTACGCCACCGCTCGTGCCGAAGGCGACGCAGCGCTGCTCAACCTGCAGCTGCAGCATTCCAACGAGCTGGCCAAGATCGCTGAGGACAACCTCCTGCAGTTCCAACAGCAGGTCACTCGCGCGAATCAGGCGGAAGCGCGATTCCTGTCAGCCCAGGACCAGTTCACTGCCCTCCAGCAACAGCTATCGGAGCGTATC